TGATGACAATGTACACATCATTTGGATAAGAGAATACCTCACTCCTTTCATCAATCTTATTGGTAGCAGACATTGTTACTGATGTGCAGGCTCCAGTTCTCATAAGGACAGAGAAGTCTGCCTGACGTTTTGCAGAGTCATCAAATCCTTCCTTGATAGTATTACCTGCACTATTGGCTGTAAAATAATTTTTTACTATCTCTTTCTCAGCTTTTGTAAGAAAGAGACTCTTCTCATATTCATTACATCCAGGAGCCTGATTGGATGTAATATTTGAAAAAAGGACATCAAATTGATCCGAAAACTCTAATATTGTCATGCTTTTTTCTTTTTTTGATAGCCCAAGGGGAAGTATCCTCCCCCAAGGGCAATAGTTTTATTATTGTTTCAACTTTGCCTCCAAAGTGTACTTCAGCTCTTGTCTCTTGACACTGCTTAGATATTTGGCTGCATTGTTTAGAGTACTTTCTTCATTAATCTCACAGAGAGGTACATTACCATCCATCAGGAAGTATGCATCATTCCTCTTACCAATAAGGCCTGCTTCTACACACTTCTTGATAAGTACCTTGGCGGGAAGCAACTCATCTGTGATGACATTGAGGAACTGTCTGCTGTTGCGGCTAATCCACTCAATAATCTTTCCTTTCAAGAAGTCAAGCTTCACATTGCCTGAACCTACAGGTCTTCCCTCAAGCAGCTCAATGATTACTCTCAGGGTATCAGCATCATTCTCTACCTTACCATACTCCATGTAGCACTTCATAGTGATGTCTGCCTTATTGAGTCTGCTGGTAGCTTCTGCATTCTCAGAGATAATCACAAACTGATGTGTAGCCTTTGGATAGTCCTCAAGTTCCTGCAAACTGGCTGCTATATAATCCTTGTTGGCCAGCAGAATCTTATACTTGATATAGTCTGTAGGACTATTAAGGTCAAGATAGTTATCCTGCTTATGAAGGGTTACTCTGCCAATACCATTTGGATTGCTATCATCCCAGAAGTTATCTGTGCGCTTATAAACACTCAGTGCTCCCTTTTCCATGCCCATGATTTTCTCAAGGAACTTCATCTCACTATTGGTAAGTACATTCTTGTAATGACCTGTAGATGAAAGGATGGGAACCACAAAGCTTCTGGTTGCCTTATCTGCCATACCACCACCAAGTACATGCTTGGGGTCTTTAACCATTGCAGTCTCTCTTGGCACAAACCTTACTATCACTCTTTCATTCCTTAGGCAGCTAACAGGCTCCTCATCATCCTCATAAGATTTCTTTGAGAGCTTTTCTTCTGCCATTGAATACTCCACTTGTCTTGGCACACGCTGTACCTGTGGAATTACTGGAGCTGCTGTTGTATCAAAACTGAGGTTCTCCATTCCCTCAAAACCAGCTCCATTCTCTTCTACTCTTTTCTTTCCCATTTTAACTTCTCCTTTTTATTTTGTCTTTTACCTTAGTTTAAAAGTTAAAGCAGGGAGAGGAACTTAATCCCCTCTCTGCCCTTTACTATCTTAGCCCTGAAGAACAGCAGGGATAAAGCTCATAGTTCTGGTAGGATCAAGTACACATACACCAGTTGTAGTAAACTTGTGGATGGTAGCAGAATCCTCATCATGACTCATGTTAGGATTACCCATCTGGCCTGTGAATGGATTGCGGAAGCCCCACTCATAAGAAGTGAAGTCACCTTCCTGACCCTTAACAGCACACTTGAAGATATTTGGCTGATCCATTGTACCAATATCAAAGATATCATAGCGATAAGACATTGCAGGACCTCCCAGAGGATGCTCAATCTTATTTCTAACTGGATCATCGTAGAAGCTATCTACATCAATCTTCACATAGGCACCATTAGGAGCAATGAACTCAGTTACCTGAGGAGCAACCATCTTATAAGCACCACCGTGAGGAGTCATCTTGCTCTGTACAGGAGAAATAATACCCATTGCCTGAGCATCATACTCATAGGTAATAGGGCTCCAACCTGAACCCTCTGTCATTACAGCCTTAGAGAACTGAATAGCACCCATCTCACCTGTCTTTACAATGAAGCTACGCTGATTGAAATCAAGGTTAGCACGGCTAATGTCATAGATGTTCTGCATGAATCTCTTCAGAGAGAAGTTGTTGTAGAAATCAGTATTACCAGCCTCCATCTGCTCAAACAGACCAGCACCAGTTCTGATTGCCTCACCACTCTTTCTATCAATGTCATGATACTCACCATTAGAATCTCTGTTGCTGCGGCCAAATGCAAGAATATAGTTCTTGTACTCATCCCACTGCTGCTCCAGCTGCCACTGAACCTCATGCATCCACATATCAACAGTATCCTTCTTTGGGCCATTAGGAGTCTCACGAACTACTGGAAGACCAAAGGCTACCTTATCATTCAGGAGAGCACCTGATACCTTAGTATGGATTCTGATATGAGAGAACTCATTACGCATAGAGATTGGGCTAGAGAATCTAACAGTACCTGCCTTACGTGAGAGCTCACCAGGAACAGGTGCATACTCTACAGAGAATCTCTTGCCTGAGTAGAGCTGCTCCTTAGGAATACCAGTACGTACAGAACCCCACATAGCAACCTTATAAACTGTATTGGTTCCCTCATTACGGCCATGAGACTCTAAGTGATGAATAGGATAAGCCTCATTCAGCTCACCTACAACAATCTCACTATCACCAATCCAGTCATCCTTAAATACCAGATAGAAAGGCTCTCCACCAATACCAACATTAGTTGGATAGGTAGAATCAATCACTGTACCATTGATATCACGGGCCTCCAGAAGAGCATAGTTCTTTCTGGCACTGCCAATGACATTCCATGTGTACTCATCATCAGAGTCAAATGTCTTGGTTGGGAACTGCGAAAGGAATGTGTTCAGGGTCTTTCCCTTATGCCAAGCAAGCAGCTGAACCATCAGCTCAGTTGCCATCTGAGGCTTTCTCAGGAAGATGGCACCCATATGATGCTTCTTCAGAGTATCTCCCTTCCAATAATTAAACGTCTGCTTTTGAAATTTACCTAATTTACCAGCCATTTTACTTAAAATTAAACATTAAAAACTATTTTCCTATGTTGTTGGTCTATTAGATATCGAGCTTAAAACCATCCAAGAATGACTCTGGATCATCTTCTTTGGTAGTTACCAGTTTCAAGTTACCACTGGCATCTCTCCTTGTGTTGTTAAGGGTATGCTCCAACTCTCTAAGACCTTTACTCTTTTCCTTTTTAATCTCACCTTTCATGAAGGATTTGAAATCCTTGAATCCATCTGTGAGAGTATAGAAGAGACCTGCATATTTCAAGAAATCAGCTTTATGCTCAATTTCATATCTCTGAATGGCAGTCAGGTAATCACCTGTTTCTGAGTCCCTGTAGATAGGCTTGGTAATGTTGTCATACACTTTCTTGCGAATGTCTTGACTTACTTCCATGTCACCCATCAGAGTTTTGTCCTTTAGAATGGAATCCTTGAGTTTTTCCTGCTGCTTCTTTCTTTCTGCTTTATCAGACTCAGCTTTTACTTCTGCATCTTTCAGCAACTTGTTGTAAGCATTCTGGAAATACTCCTTGTTACTCTGTAAAGCCTCCTTTGCATCTTCTACATCTGTACCTGCATCTATGCTTCTCTGAGTCAGCTTCTGTGCTTTCTCAGGAGACATACCCTTGTTGATAAAGTCCTGATAAATCAGCCTACTTCTCAAATTCTCTCCCTTTTCACTCTCTTCAAGGATGTCTGTATCCTTAATAGATGAGATGTAGTTAAGGGTATTCTCATAGTTGCGGATTTCAGAAGGCTCTACTCCATTCTTCAAGGCATCAAGAATTCTCTGCTGCCCTTCATCATAGCGAGCTTTAATCTCAGCTTCTATTGCATCACTGAGAGTTTCAGCATCAACTACTTTACTGAGAGTCTCTTCATCAAGGTTAGGGAAGATTCCATCCTCTGCCATAGCGTTGGCAATGGAAGAGTAGAAGTTATTTGGAGAAGCGCCACCACCATTCTCAGTGGAGGAATCTCCCTTTCCTTCTGTTTCTGTCTTTCCACTACCTACGCTCTCTGGCTTCTCCTCTTCCTCTCCAAAAAGGTCTTCTGGATTAACCTCAGTAGCTTCTTGCTTTGTTGTATCACCATTTTTCTTGGTATCATCAGGATTATCATCCTGCTTATTACCATTTTCACCACCAGTCTCTTCTGGCTGAATGTCTTCTGGGTCACTGAAGAGAGTATCAATCTCATCTGCTCCCATAATGTTGTCAAAACCTAATGCTTCCATTGTTTTCCTTCTCTTAAAGTTCTACTGTTTCTACAATCTTCTGCTGCAAAATTACACATTTAAAGAAGTAAAATCTTTTTCTTAAATCTGACTTTAAGGAACACTTAGAAGAACATTTAGAAAACAATGCTTTTAGTAGATTATTACGCTTTCATAGTGTATAATTATTTACTGCCAAATACTACCTCCTTTCCCAGGATAATTCTTATCCCAGTAATCATCAGCCTCAAGTCCAATTGCTTTACTTTCCTTTTCAGAAGTACTACCTTGATATAGAATCATTTTTTCTTCTCTGTACAACATTAACTGTACAAGTGCCATTATTCTATCGTAGTTTCCATAAGGGTTCCACTGAATAAGCTCTTTGAGTAGTGCTCTACATCTTATATTATATAGATTAGGTACAGTAACTTCAACTTCATTACCTTCATTGTCCTGTTCTATTCTAGTTATAGGTTTCAAAAGCCAGTCCCTAATCATCTTGAATCCAGCTTTAATAATAGGCGTAGTTGCTCTAACACCTTTAGACTTATT